TTTCTTTTCAATAGGTTTTTGATCTTTAGATTTTTCAATCTTATTATCTCTTGCGTTAGTTAGTTTCTTTCCCGCTTTTAGAGCTGCTTTTTCCGCTATTTTAAGAGCTTTCTCTTCTATATCAAGAACCTTCTCTTTTGATGTTTCAATAACGGCAGGTTTGTTGTTGGTTTTTACCTCGATTTCTTTCTTGTCTTCATCGTCATCAAAAAAAACGTTGTACACAAAAACCAATCCCAGAATTACAGGTAAACTGAAAATACTACTGCTGCTTTTTGACATACCAATCTCCTTTCTAAAAGTAATGTTGTTATCAGTTATTTATATATATAGTTTTTTACTACTAATATACCAATATATTTAGAACAAAATATAAATTTTAGACCGTTGGAAAAAAAATGAATCTAGAAGACATTTTAGATATGTTACATAGTGATGAGTCTATATCATCTGGTAATGCATTTGGTATGGATTCGTTTCCGGAAGTCAAAAAGAAAAAGAAGCGAAGTATAATTCGAACCGTATACCCCGAAATGTTATTGTTCTTTGAACAGAAAAGAGCAATGATAGATTTAGATAAAACCATTCATAAGTATTCAAAAGGTTATGATGATGGAACTATTTATGATGACCCGATTGATGGTGCTAAAAAAGCAATAGATTGGTTAAAAAATAACGGGTATGAAATTGTTATTTTTACTACAAGAGCATCTCCTGGTAATGCTGTTGAAATGGGTGGCGATGAAGCTAAAGAAATTGCGAAGGTTCAGTCATGGTTAAAACACCATAATATTTATTATGATAAAATTACAGCAGACAAGTTAGGTGCAGACTTCTATATTGATGATAAGGCTATTCCAATTCACAACGGAAATTGGGATGCAGTTCTAAATGTTATTAAAAAGAGAGTGAAGTTTAATTCTTAGGAGGATACAATAATGGCAGTTAAAAATTCATTTGCCAATGTACCCAACAATATTTTGAGCCGAAATTTCGGTGGTACTGTTGCTGGCGTAGCTGATCCATATGTAACTGGTTATCATTTTATTTGGTTCGCGAAGCTACCGCCAAAACTTCCAAATTATGCTGACTTACCAAGTAATGCAACTATTGGTAATCTTTTAACTGGTGCATGTTTATCAGTCACACCACCTGGCGGAACTTTAAATAAGGTTGAGTTTACAGGACTTGGTGGTATTAAATGGGCAGTACCTGCAAACATTGATTACGGAAATTCAGTTTCTGTTAAATTTTTAGAATTCAATGGTGTACCTATCTTAAATATTATGCATGGATGGATAAAGATGATTCGTGATTATCGTCACGGAACAACTGCTCTTATAGATGGACCAGAAGGTGATGGATACACAAAAGCAACATATGCAGGTCTTATGTATTACTGGACAACTGCACCTGATGCAAAAACAGTTGAATACTATGCTGTTTATGATGGTGTATTTCCAACAAAAGATCCTCAAGACTTGTTTGCAAGTGATGTTGAAACTATTGGTCGTCTAGATACCGAAATCGAGTTTAATGTTGATTACGTATGGCATGAAGATTGGGTAAAAGTAAAGTGTCAAGAATATGCGGATGAGGTATTTAAAATTAAAGCAAACGTCATTGAAAAATATGGTGATGCTATAAAATCATCTAGTTAACAAATTAATTACAAAAGGAGAAAAAAATACCATGTTTATTACAGAAAATCAAAACCTAGCAGATTCAGTTATGTTCTTACTATCTGCACGTCAAACTTTGGCAGATATAGTTGAAGCGTCTGGTTCAGATAATGCTGCTAAAATGGTTCAATTCCTTCATAATGAAGCTTCTGACTACGAAGTTATGAATCTTCTTATAACTGGAAAAATGCCAGATGAAAAATATAACCCTGCTGCAGAATCACAGTTATTTAGTATTTTTAAAGAACAAATGTTAAGAGATCATGAAAAAGTAACGGAAGCAATTGGTAATACTGTTTATCAAAATGTTCTCCATGAAGTGGATAGTGTTTATCCAATTATGTCTACTGCTACTCCAATTCTTGAATTTATGGCAGCTCAAGATATAGAGCTTGCATTAGCTTGTTATGTAAGTGAAGTAGATACTGGACCCATTGTAATGCCAACTGCTAAAAAAGTTTCAGCAGGCTGGCGTAATGTGAGGAACATTAGTAGACCAACTACCTTCCGTAATGTAAGAGCTGCACAAACTCCTGCACCAACTTTACTTCAAAAAGGTGTTACGGCAGTTAAAGGCGCTGCAGCTGGTGCAAAAGCAATAGCGATAAAAGGATTAGCTGCACTTAAAACATTTGCTTTATCTCCAGCTGGTCAAGTGGTTGGTGGTGCTGCAATGGCAGCTCTTATTGGATATGCAGCAGTGAAAACCTATAAGAGATTCTTCAGTCAAGCTGCTAAAGCATGTGCTAAATTACCAACCGCAGGTAAAACCGCATGTATGGCAAAATATAAGAAACAAGCAATTATGAAACAAGCTGCTGATCTTCAAAAAGGTGCAAGTATTTGTTCTAGAGTTAAGAATCCTGAAAAATGTAAAGCAGGTGTTGCTAAGAAACTTGCTTCTCTTAAAGCAAAAGCTGGTAATATAGCTGCATAAATTAGATTTAAGGTTCAAGGGGATCAAATTTGGTCCCCTTGAACTTCAAAGGATAATGAGGATTATAATACCGAAAAACAGATAGACTCGAATTGAAAGGAGGATTTATCAAATGTTTAAAGGGTTCGATGTGAAGTATCCCGAATATGAAGTTATTACACCACAGACAAAACTTTCATTTACTGTTAGATCACTGAATGTCAAAGAGGAAGAAAGACTTAAAGGGAGTTTAATGACTCCTGCCAAAATTCATGAGCACCTTAACAAGTGTATTTATGATGCCATCGTACAAAAACCTAAATCAATAACTGATTATGATGCTTTTCTAAAAACTGTTACATTAAAAGATAGAGATGCATTGTTATATGGTCTTTATCATATTTCATATGAAGAGATAAGAAATTATGATGTTACATGTGGAGCATGTTCAAGAGACTATCCAGTTACTGTTCTAGCCTCGTCAACATTTAATTACTTACCATATCCCGAAAATAAAATTTTAGAAAAAAGAATACCTGTTGAGCTTCCTGCAACTAAGGGAGTAACATGCTTTTTAAAACAACCTTCATTGTTTGATGAATTGATGGCAATTAAAACTCTTGGTGCTAGCACAGAAAAGAATATGGATATTATTACTGAAACTTTGATCATTGATAAGTTTCAACATAATCCTGAAGAAGGCGATACTGTTATCTATTCAGAAAGAGGTGATGTTATAGATGCTTATCTTACTTTACCTGCAAAGGATAAAAGAGAAGTACATAAGCAATACAGGGACCAACTAGGACAATATGGAATCACTCTTCGCATGAGAAGTAATTGTATTCACTGTGGCGAAGAGGAGGAAATTGATCTAGATTTGGTATCCAACTTTTTTCGGATGGTCTACACATTCTGATTTAATAAATAAATACCGAGACATGCTTGAGTCAAATATTTTTTCTTGTATGGAAATGAGTAAGCAATCATATCGGGATGTTGTAGATATTCCAATTAAAAGATTTTATAATTATTTAAAATGGAAAACTGATCTTGAAGAAGATAAGAAGAAGATGATGGACGAAGAGATCGCCAAAAAATAAGAGGGATTGATAATGGCAAATTTGCTTGATCGTTTTCAAACTCAAGTGGTTGGCTCTGAAACAATATTGCGCGATTATCTTTCGATTATTGCTTCTACTGGAAACTTCAAAAGGATTAGTGATTTAAATGTTATTTTAAATTCATGGAATAATATCTTATTAACTCCAAGAGGAAGTTATATACATGATCCAGAATTTGGCAGTGATTTATATAAATATGTTTTTGAACCATCTGATAGTGATTCGGTTGATGGTATAAAAAGAGAAGTCATTGATCGTATAACTTTATATGATGATAGAGCAGCCATAGAAGATGTTGAAGTCACTATTTCTACAAACGGAAAAAGATTTAGCATTGCTGTATATGTAAATTACCAGGGAGAAAGAGGTACTCTTGATGTTAAATTTGACGATACTACATTTGCCGATTTCTTATCAAGGACAACTTACTAATGTCAACACAAAAATTCACAAGAATATATGATTACATTCATGAGTATCAAAGACTCATATACGATTTTTATAGTAAGGATGTAGTTGCCTATTTAACAACGTATTATCATATTGATTCAGAAGAAACTGTATGGGAAGATGAACACGTTTTTGCTGGAGCATATGATAGAGTTGGTGAGTTTTCTGGCATTAGATGGAACAAAATATTAATACTTCCTGTTTATTATATTGAAGAAATTCCTACTGTCTTTGATGGACAAGATATTGGTTATATCAAAGAAGGTGAAACCCAATTTGTCATACCAAGTACTTATAACTTCACTCCATTACCAAATGATAAAATAAAATTGGAGCAAGCATATTTAAGACCTGTTAATGATACATATCCAATTTTCAATGTATCTGGTGTTGAAAAAACAACAAATGCTGATAGAACATTTTGGAAGTTAAGAGTTAGTGTTGAGCAAAGTGTTACTGAAAATGATTTAAATTCTCAGGTTTTGGATACATATGCCTTCTTTGAGTATGATAAAAAAATTCATGACTTAGAAGATACAGAATTTCTAACTAAGACTTTAACTAAAAGCGAGACTCTACGCAACAGATGTAAACAAGATCTTTTTGATTCAAATAGTGGATTTTATTTAGTATAAGGATATTAATATGGCTGATACTAGTACAATTTCATCAAAGGTATATCTTTCAAGAGAAGAAACTCGAAATATGATTATCGAGGAATTAAAAACATATCTAGAACTTGAAAATGTCGATCTTACAAAGTCATCATTTTTATCTTTCGTTGTAGAAGCATTATCTACTCTTACAAGTAATTTAATGTTTTATCAAACATCAGTTTATCGTGAATTCTTTCTTACCAAAGCACAACTTCCTGAATCAATATATAATTTATCTGCTTTTCTTGGTTATGAGACTGGTTTAGCAAATTATTCAAACGTCGACGTTTTATTTGAAATGCCTTTTGGTTTTGCTGATACAAATACAGAATTTTTTATTCCAGAAGGATTTAAATTATTTGCAAATAGTGAGATCACATTCGTTACTTATTACGCCACAACAATAACTGTAACTAGCAATTCATCTGTAGTGATAACTGCTCAAGAAGGAACTAAAGTAATTAATGTGCCTGTAATAACCGGAGCAACATCGTTTTCATTTGCTCTTAATGTAAGACAGTTGACAAATGATATTCAAGAATACCAAATTCCTATGGATCTTCAAGTGTATCAATTTTATAGTTTAGATGTTTCTTTTGCAGGAAAGTTAGCAGATACTACGGTCGAAGTCAGAGAACCCAATCAAACTGGGTGGGATACTTATACAGAATTTAGCAGTTTATATTTAATGGATGAAAATGATAAAGGTTATGTATTAAGAAGAAACGATACAGGTATGAATATTTCATTTGGAAATGGAATTATTGGTTATCAATCTCCAGCTGGAAGCACTGTTCGTATTACATCAGTTCTAACTGAAGGTGAAGATGGTAATGTTATTGCAGGAACAATAAGAAGTGGTGAAAGAATTTATAATGAAACAGATGCTGGCGTTACAGAATTGGTAAGCTATAGAATTGTTAATACAATTGCTGCTATTGGCGGTTATGATGAAGAAGGAGTCGAGGAAGTAAGGCGAAATGCTATTGCAAATATAACTGCTCTTAAAAGAACTGTTTCAGAACAAGATTATATAGATTCAAATATCATTATTGATGATTCTCCTATTGGTCCAAACTCTTTACCAGTATTAAAGAGATCTGATGTAAAAGTTAATGAAATTGCATTATTTATTACTCTCTTTTATGAAAGTCTTATTGCTCCAACAAGAAATGCATTTGAAGAATTTTCAGCTTCTACAACAGTTGTTCCAAGAAAAACTGTAATTGATATTAATGGCGTTGATTTCTATACATTATTTGATATGATTATTGATCCATTAAATACAGTTGCAGACTATAATTATGTTTTATTTGAATTTGAACAAGCGCCAACGTTAGTAACTAGTTTTAATTCAGATTATAGTTTATATGCTGATAATTTAGTTGTGACAACTTCAGGAATAAGTGAAGCAACGTTTAGATTAAAATATAATACAACTGCAGTTGATTTTGATACCGTTACTGCTGAAGTGGAAATTTTAGAAACAGGTTATACCTATTCAATGGTTAATGATTCAAGTGCCAACGAATTTGTGCTAATATTTCCTGATTATACTGTACTTCAAGAAGGTGAATTGACTTATTATTTCACACTTGAACATCCTACTGAGGGATTAATTGGAAGATATCAAAATACTTTTATATTAAGACAGTCATTAGAAAATTATACAAGATCAAATGTGGTATATGGGGATGATGGTACGGCATTAACTGTATATGATATTCCTACTGTTGAAAAAGATTATTATGATAATGTTAATCAAAGAGAATTTGAAACACAAATATTACAATCGTTGTTATCTACTTTAACATTTCAAGACTATAAAATGATGACTGATTTTGTAAATATTAAATTTGGAAACACTACCGGCCGTTTACAAAATATGCAATTAAACAAAGTTAATGTGTTAAATGTAATTGACTTTAGATCTGATCCAGGAGATCCTTGCGGTCCAAGTAGTACTCAATGCAATACTGGTGATAGATACATTATTTTAAATGGTACTGGAGATTGGGAAGGGAAAGATAATCAAATTGCAGAATGCACTTTATCTAATTCAGATTCTACTTCAGTAATGGATGCCACAGCTGTTACTTGGGCATATGAAGAACCAAATACAGATGCTATGGTATATGTAACTAATAAGGAATACAAGTACATATTTGGAGCAGCAGGATGGGTATTACCTAATTATTTAATACCATTACAAATAAGTCTGGATGTATTTCAAACAAATGAGTATACAGGTTCAATATCAAATCTTGCAACTGCTGTGCGTGAAGCATTAGTTGAAGCGTTTGAAGATAGGTTTGGTATTGAAATTGATCTATATAGATCTGAAATAATTGATGTAGTTCAAGGAGTAGATGGCGTTGAACATTGTAGATTAAAAGAACCAGGATCAAATATCTTCTTTAATTTTGATTTGATAAATTTAACACAGGATCAATTATTAGAATACGGTCCAGAGTATGTTTATTTTACAACAGATGATATTTCAGTCAAGATATTTAAATAATTATGGAAACTTTACTACAGCAATCAAAAATAAGTCCTTCAAGACTTGAAAGTGTTCTTGTGAGGATTTTATCTAGTGATATGGATAATTTATCTCAAGCTTGTTATATTCCTGGACATAAAGCAAATTATCATAAATTATTAAATATCACTGGTTTGACTGATAAAGATATCAAGAATTTTGCCAAAAGAACATATGATAAAACTCAAGTTAAAGGAGCTCCTCTCGCCAATGAAACCGGTACCAATTTGTTGTTATTCATAATGTGGTATGCATTAAATAAAAGAAAAAAAGATCTTTATCATGGTACATTGGTTTATCATATGGTTAGACAACATGGGCATGTTATGAAAAGACAATTTCCAAAGTTTTGTAATGAAGAAGTGTTTGCATATGCGTTAGAAACTATAACTAGAACTCACTTATTTGCAAGAGAAAAAACTATTGGTGGTACTTTAATGTTTTTAGCAAAAGAATTGAAGAGGAAATATACAAACGATATCCAAACATTTAATGTAGACGGAATTATTAAATTTATTTATAGTTCAAGACAAAGAATTAGTCAAAGTGTTAAAAGTTTTGCAGAACATTATTATAGAGCTTATAAAGAGGGTATATCTATTAAAACACACCAAGATGCTTTAGATGATGAAGGGAATCAATATCAAGCTCAACAATTAGAAAGGGGAAAGAAAGTCATTGATGCATCTGTCAAAAAATTGACTGTATATAAAACAATTGATGTAGTTGCTATGGAGCAAGCTAAAAAAATAACTAAAATAAAATTTGAAATTGCTAATATATTGACAAGACAATTAAACGATACAAGATATGCGGATGAAATTAGATTAATTCTTAAATTGTTTATAGATGATATAACTGATAAGTCTATGATATGTGGTAAGGGATACGAAGTATATGTGAAAAAATTAATGGCAGTTAAAAGAACTAGAGCTAGAATATATTTTAAACAACGAATAAATATTTTGCTACTGAAACTTTTAAAAGATACAGGTTTTATGAAAACATTTCTCTCCTATACACCTCAAACTCAATTTATTATCAATTCATATCTCGCCTACTATTTGACAATGGTAATGAGAAATTTGATATGTTAAAATAAATCAGCCAATGTTAAGTCCCAATGTTAACCCCCCATGCATTCCTTTTTAATTCTTTATATACTTCCTTTTCATCATCAGTAACTCTATCTGCTGGAGTTGGATCAGATGCATCGGCTTCAACTTTTTGTGCTGATCCATGAACCTTGAAGTTTCCTACGCTTTTAGTTATTTGTGATGTATCAAGATTTAATGTTCGTCCAGACATTCCACCTAGTCCAATCAGACCTTCTCCTTTTTGAAATCTTTTTTCTGTTAATAAATGGTCAATATTTTCTTCTCCCCCTATATTAGTTAGGCCAATTCCTCTTTCATTTATAGCATTACCACCTGCTACTGAATATTTAAGATTATCAGCTCTTCTTGATTCCACTTCTTTCCCTTTTTCCATTATTTTAGCATATTTATATACTGTTGGTCTATTTGCTGTAACTTTTGAGGAACCAGCCAAGATAGAACTGTATAAACTACCAATATCAATTCTAACATCAACTATACCCAATCTTTGTTGAAATGAAATTTGTTGTTGATCTCCTCCTTTTACAACTGTTATGTTGCTGATAAAACCAGGATCTAATTCAAATATTCCAGGACATTCTATTCTATGTAAAAATGGCCATGTGTATGTTGATGCATCATTGGCCCTTGGAACTCCAAGTAGCATCAATGCAACGATTGGTCCAATTATATATTTTTTTGTATAAGCAGCATTTTGTGGAAAAGGATTATACAATCTTACAGTCATTGAATATGAAGGTTGGAATCCGCTTGATTTCCATACCATGGGAAAGTCAATTCTTGAACCTGCCATAAGTCTGTTAACTAAATTAACACCTGTACCTATTGTTCCTCCAATTGATGGTATTGATGTTGCTGCTGTATGTACTCCCTGCAAAAGTTGTCCAACATACCCTAAACCAGCTCCAGCTGTTTTACCAGCAGCACCTTTTGATTCTTTAAGATTATTTACAAATTTGTCATACATCCCACTTGCGCTCTTGGCTCCCATCATTTGAGCTATTGATGCAGCTCCTTCTGATGCAACATCTGTAAATTTTTGAAGGAAGTTTTCTCCGTATTCATTTGTAAAAGAATCAGTTGGAAAATTATCAGCTAAAAACGCACATTGTACTCCTTGATTTGCAGAGTTTGGAGTTGAGTAACCATTATCTCGTAAAAGTGATGTATAAGCTTCCCATTTTGGTTTTATAGTAAAAAGATCAAGACCTTTTTGAAATGAAGGTTCTGAAGGAAAAAATCTTACAATCGGAAATGACTTTTTTATTACTTGGGTTGTTCGCTCTTCTAGATTATCTGGAGGATACCCAAATATTGATTGTATCGTAGTTTGATTTGCTGTGCTATACTTATCTTCTGGCATTATATATCTCCTCCAAATTAATCATAATCTCCATCAAGTAAATCTTGGATATACTTCGACCTACCAATTCCATCTTTATTAGTTCCACCTCCAGTTGCTACATTAGAAGTATGGGTAGCATTATTTTGTACAGTAGTAGTTTGCACCATAGTTCCCATAATATTCTCACTTTTTTCTGTTAATTGATCAGCTATTGTTTTAGACATTTTTGTCATATTTTCTTTCAATTTTCCTGCTACAAGTTCTCCATTTCCCAGATTTAACTCTACGTGTCTAGCTGCTAGTTGTACTTTATCCGATACGAAGCCAGAAAATTTTTCTGTTACTCCAGTGATTCCAGTGGCCATCTTCTTTAACGCTTTTGGGTCCGAAAGCATATCTAGTTTATTTCCTGCTATTGTTGCTATTCCCATTAGAGCTTGATCAGCTTGTGGTTCTGACCAGCCAAGTTCGTTCATATAATATCTTTTAGCAGTTTCAAATATTTCTTTTGATTTTGGTGTTAGTTTATTATAGGTTGATATTCCAGCTCCTTTAGCTTTTTTAAATGCTTCGCCTGCACCTATTTTTGCTTTACCAGCCACACTTATAGCATCCTTTTTTACTTGAGCAGCCAGAATTCTAGCTTCTTCTTTTGTTTTAGCAGCCAGAATTCTAGCTTCTTCTACTTTTCGTTTCTTACGTCTTGCCCACCAGCCTAATTGTTCTTTTTCAGCTTCTTTTTTAACTTCTTTTTTAACTGCAATAGCTTTTTCTTCTGTAGTGCCTTTCTTTTTCAATAACCATTTCATACCAGGTATTCCGCTTATACCTGAAACTATCCAATTCTTAAGATCTATGAATAATCCCCCAATCCATTTAAAAACTGACACTAAGGAATCAATTGGGTGCAATATAGCGTTCTTTATTTGTTTGGCAGTGGTTGCTATTGCTCTCGCTACATTAGGAGCAATAAACTTTAAAATTTTCCACATTATTCTAGATGGTAATTTCGCCAGCCACCATATTGCTTTCCCGACCATTGCAACACCATTCTTTAGCCTTTCTTTCAATATCTTCCATGTGAATAGTTCTTTAAACCAAGTCCATGCTTTTCCAACCATTCTAAATGGCCATGAAATAATAGACCAGGTTGCTTTAACAAATTTTCCAAGTTTTGAAGCTACTGCATCCCATGCTTTAGCTATGTTTTTACCACCAACAAATCCCAAAATACCACCAGCAACAACTCCAATTGCACCACCTATAGCAGTTCCTATTCCTGGTGCAATCAGGGTTCCTATTCCAGCTCCCATCATTCCATATTTTGACGCTCCTTTCATTGCGCCAGTTAAACCTTTATCTGTACCACCAAGGGCACCACCAATACCAGCTGCGGTTTTACTTGTTTTCCATTCCTCTGCTTTTTTAACTGCTTTAATGGCATCATAAATTGCCCAAACAGTTCCAGCAGCAACACCACCAGCTCCTATTGCTTTTGTTTGACCAGCAGGCATAGCGGCCATCCTACCTTTCTTGCCAAAAAACCCTTTCTGGCCAAAAAGTCCACTACCCTTAGGTTGACCGTACCTTCCTAATTGTCCCAATCCCAACCATCTCATGAATTTCTTCGCACCAAACTTAACAAGTTTTCCAACGGTGCTCATATAAAGTTTTTTGACCCATTTAGATATAAACATCCACGCTATTCCAAGATACATTAACCATTTATTTCCTTTCAATGTCTTTTTTAATCTTCCGAACATTGAAACTTGTTCTTCTGCACTTTCGGTTATCAGTGTGATTTGCTTTTGCTGTGGCGGAAGGAATTTATCCATATGATCAAAAACTCTCCAAAGTTTATCTTGTATTTTTAGAAAGGTTGTATCTGAAACAAGTATTGGTCGAGGTCGTTGATCTCCTTTATCAAATTTTCCTCTCGTTGTCCCACCTTCTCCAAGTGCATAAGCTCCAGCACGTCGACCTGTTAAAGATTTTCTTGCAAGTTTACCCCCAAGCTTTCCCGATCCTTTAAGCCAACCAAGTCCTGGAATTTTACCTGCTAAACCAATGGCACCAAGAGCT